TATCAGATCCCCTCCGCGGTCCTTGGTGCGACTGGGCAGTTCAAGTATTGGAATATAGGTACCCAATGGGCCGGATGTGGTGGGACTGGTGTCTCTGCACAGAACCTCTCTGCCGAATCTCAATTCTTCAATCCCTTCATCGCCCCTCAGACAGGAGCCCCCGCCGGTGTCTCGATCACGGTGAACTCGGCAACAACCGATCAGAACCTATACGTCAGTTTCTATGACTCTAGCGACGAAGGTTATCCATCAACGCTCCTCGGCTTCGCCACAATCGACACCGATAGTACCGGAGCAATTCGCGTGACCTCCTTCACCGAACCTTCCGCTGGAACTTTGACCTTTACCGCTGGCACACAATACTATTTCGGAATCAACAAATCTGGAACGGAAACCCCTAATCTCATTTTCATGAATGGTGATGAGCAGGTTGCTATCGTGCCTGACAACGTGGTCGCCGGGACAGCGAATCAGGAACGAGGGATCGAGAGCGTGTCTACGACCGTCATAGCCCCGGCCGACGTCGCAGATACTACCGAGATTCAAGGAACCGGCGCGGGTGGTAATACCCGTCTGTGTGTATGGTTGGATTTCTGATGCAACGGAGATTCACCAACTACGACAAGCAGGGAGTTGCCACGGTGACGTACCGCGATGTCGAATGGTCCGAGATTCGGCACCATCGAAACAGCCTCCTGAAGCAGTCCGATTGGCGAGGTCTGAAGGATGTCGTCCTTTCTACCGAGTGGAGACAGTTTCGGGATTTGTTGAGAACGCTCCCGCAGCGTTTCGACAATCCGAACGACGCCGCAGATAATTTCCCGGAGGCCCCTGATGAGTGAACTCAGTGACAAGGCAAAGGAGATGCTCACGAATTATGGGGCAAGTTTCCTTCTCGGCTGGATTCTCGGAATGGGCCTTGGACAAGTACTCTGGGACTCCATAACCGGGGTGCTTTGATGGCTAAGAAACCCAGCGATCAGGTTTTTGAGTTGAGATTCTCACTCCAAGATTATGAGCGTGAAATGTTCAGTTCGGCAATCGGTGCCTATCAGATGAATCGGATAATGACGCCGATTGTGACTTTGATGAACGATGTGACAGGGATGATCGTCTTCCTGACCATTCTCGCGGCGGTAGGTGTCACCGGTGTGACCTTCACCTTCTTGACTGCCATGTTGACCAGTGACGCAAGCGTGGCCGATGCCATCGACGCATTCACCACGCAGAGAGAACAAGCCATCGCTGCCGGTGCGACTGTGGGTATCTTCGGGCTTTCAAGCCCAATCACGGCTCAAATCCTCTCTATGTTCGGTTTAACCCCTCAAGAACCATGAAAATGACCCTCCAAGTAGGGGGGTAACGGCTACGATTTGGGGCCGTCGGTCTTCTCACAGGTGCATGATGCCATGACCAAGGTTCTGAGTTTGCTTTTTCTGAAACTGACGCGATCCGCTCGGGTGACGTATTGACGGCAGTATTTGCATCCGGTCACTCGCTCACCTCCCGGCCGAATAGACGTATATCCATCATGGAGGCGGACTCCGGGGGTTCATCGCCGTTAGCCACGGCGAGAATATGTTCTTGAAGAAATTGAACGGTCTTCTTCGACTGTCTCAACTGCGCAGCCAGTCCGACTCTGTTCGCCGGTCCGTTATCCTCGGTGAACTTGATTGCGTAACGAATCTCTGAACTCTTCCCCCGTGCAGGCCATGATTTGTAGATGCGATGCGCTTCGTCATCGAGGGTCGCTGAGATTAGGTGCATTCAATCATCCCCCAGTACCGGTATATAATGGAGTATATAAGAAGACTTGATTTTCAACAGTTTCATGTTGATTCTCTCCATTCTTTATGCAATTCTGAGATGACATCATCATATCTTCTGGTCGCCGCTTGAGTCCAAGAATGACCTTCAGCATCAAGCATAATTTTGAACTTACCCTCGACCTTTTTATTCAGCATAACCTCTTGAATGAGATATTCTTTTAATCGTGCTTTCATGGTTCTTCGATCCATCAACTCGCCTCCTTCAGGAAGACGTCTAGGAGCCTTCGACAGTGCGGGCAGGGGATAGTGACCTCAAACGTCCTTGAACTGCGTGGAGTGTCGTCTATGGCCTTCATTCAATCACACCTCATCGTTTGCCGGGGTGGCCGGGCCGCCTCAAGAGCGCGAAGCCGGTCATCATGATTGTTGATGATCGCTTTCAACATACTCCACTCTTCATTCGTCATTAGGGCTTCTAGGTTTCCTGTTTCATTCATCTTTATCACCTGTGGAGGATCGGCGGTTAGTGTGGATGCACTCGTTGACCGACCCTCCATTTGATGGGAGGGGCCTAGAGTATATTATAGGGCCGGTTGTTGAAGTCATGGCTTCTGGGGCTCCGCCCCATCAGCCACACCCCCTCCCGCCGGCAATGACTAGCCCACCCCAGCCACCGGCTTTCAAGATTCTCTAGTATTTTGAGTGAAATCGGGTCGTGAAGGCAGGTTGATAGACGGTCGGCTCCCGGTTGATGGACATGGTAGATGAGATAACCCTGTTAATCGCCCTTGGAACGCTTAATTTGCTCGCTCTTGGCGGTCTTTCGCTGTGGATCAGGCGAGAATTAGAGGATGCAATGGAGCAACTGGACAATTCTCTTGCCATGGCTCTGAAAAACACGATTGAGAACCTGACAGGTGAAGGCGTGATGGCTTTTGAGCCACCGAACCCGATCACGACGGCGATTGGTCAACTCCTGATGGCCTCAGCACAAAAACAGATGAACACAGTCGAAGCCACGGTCACTTCTAGAGGTACAGACGGACAATTCATTGAAAAACCGTAAAGATAGAATTATAACCGAGGTTTTGCTTCCCTTGCGATATGGCCCGACGCAAGAAGGCAACTCGACGCCGAAGAAAGCCGGCTCTGAATTTGTATGACATGGCGGTTGCGTATGGCAACCTGAACATAATCACCCAAGCCACTCTCGGTTCGGGACCGATAGAAGCCCTCAGCGGGGCCTACGACATCGGCTATACTAGAACGCAAGCGGATGTCGGCCTCGGACGCGGTTCGCAGATGCTCGCACTCACTGGCGCTTCTCAAATCAGCCTAGCCGACATAATGAACGCGCCCGCGATGTCCTTCGATGCCGTTATGGCCAATGCCCGCGCATCGGCTGTTCCCGCTGCGTTGGCTGCGATTTCTTTCAATATCGGAGCCTCGGTTTTCAAGAAAATCATGAGGAAGCCATTTAATCAAGCGAACAAATTAATTCGCCCCTTGGGCCTCAATGTGAGGATCGGTTGATATGGCTGACGTACTCGCCTCAGGCGTCATCTATTTCTCTGATGGAACCACCGTCCCAATGCAGAACACCGCACAAACCGAGGGATCGAAGGAAGAGGTACTGACAGATTCCGAAGTGACAACTACAGCCCAGAGTCTAGGAGATTACGGCCCTAACAAAACAGTAGTCGCAGGATATGTCTGTGTCGCAAACGCCTCAGGCTACTGTTACATCGAACGCCAAGGAGTACCGATATCTTTCATTAACATCGGCAAGGCAGGCATGGCAGGAGGTTCATATTTTCCCGCGACCGCATCAGTCACGCTGCAACCGGGCGACAAGTTGTATGCTTACGCCCAGACTGCTGCGGATCGCACCGCCAGTCTTCTATGCGTGACCCGACAAAGTCACCGAGTCTTTCAGGGAACCCCGTCATCTGGCGCTAGTACATCACTGGTTGACACCATCACATCCAATTCTATCGGCGATACTCTGGGGGGCGCGGGTGAGGTCGTCTCAAAGGCTTTGTTCGTCTCTGGTGACGGGACTCTGGTTACTTCCGCCGGCGGAGCGTGGATCAAGAATAACATCGGCAACATAGCCGGAGCGTTTGCCTCGCAGGATTCAGAAAACCATTTCCCCGGTTTCACTGATTGTGCAATAAGGATCAGTCTCAACTATACCGCTGCTGTCGAAACTTCCGCCTGAGGTGCAGGGCTATGGCGATATCGAAGAGAGCGAAGGCGCGTTTGAGAATAATGAGCGCATCAGAGAAGGCAGCGGTCAAGAAATCCGCGAAACTTCTCTTTGATACCGAGTTAATGGGCGTCAAGCGGATGCGCGAAATAGTGAGATGGACCGAGAAGCGGTGATAGGATGCCGCTTCCAGATGCCCCGGCGCAGTCGCCTAGAGTCTACAAACTACTCAAGAACACCACGCTTGAGAACCTCACAGACGACGATTTCATCCTTGTTGCTAATCCGATTAGTATTGAATTGCTGAATGAAGATGAGTTAAGGCGCCTTTTGCTCGTTCAACTCGCACGCCTGACAGTTAAACAGGAATGGAACGGACTTTTGGGGAGTTAGAATGCCTCTTCCAGATGCCTCTAAGAAGTCGCCAAGGGTCTACACGCTGTTGCAGAACACCGATCTAGACTCTGTGACGTTCGCAAACGTGCAGGCTGTGGGCAATCCGATAGCGATTGAAGAGGCCAATGAAGATGAAATGCGCCGTTTAGTCTTGGTGAACTTGTGCAGATTGGTCACTTCTGGTGAGTGGACGGGGCTCCTTACATCTGGTGGTGGGGGTGAACAGGCGTATCAGATCCCCTCCGCGGTCCTTGGTGCGACTGGGCAGTTCAAGTATTGGAATATAGGTACCCAATGGGCCGGATGTGGTGGGACTGGTGTCTCTGCACAGAACCTCTCTGCCGAATCTCAATTCTTCAATCCCTTCATCGCC